TGTATTACTAGATCTCCTGCTGTAAAACTGCAACCACTAATTAATATTCTCATAACATTTTACTCTGTACGCGGATCTTAATTTTGTTGTTTGTAGCAAAATCCACAATGCTCTTTACTGTTAATAATCTACCATATTGTTCTACCGCATCAGCGGCATCTTTTATATCGTCTTTCCATGGAGGGAAACTTACTTCCCATCCTAATTCAACTGCTTGTTCAATAAGTTCTTTACCTGCATTATCTCTGTCTGGACATAGTATAACACGTTTATTAAGTTTGTCAATAAGGTGTGCTTGTTCAGGTGTTACTATATTCCCTAATACACTTATACCATCCACTTGTATTGCATCAAATATACCTTCAACAACAATAACAAAGTCTCTATCACTATCTACAAATTTGTCAATGTTAAACACATACCCAGGTTGTGTATTTAGTATGTATTTTGCTGTTTCTTTATTAGGTGGGTTTACATGTCTGCCGGTCCAACCGACTAACTGATTGTTATACATAAACGGTACTGTTAATCTTGCACGGTACACACTGTTGTTAATGTGTATTAACGGGCACTTACCTAGTAAGCCACGTGAGATAGCATATTGTTTTACTTTGTGATCATCCGGCAGGTCTTCTACTAAGGTAGTTTCTTCTGGCAAATTGTGTGTCGCAAACTCTGCCGCACTGTAAACATAACTATCAGCAGTATCCTCTACTTCTAATTCTTCACCGAACTTCATTAAGTTCAACACAACTTTATGTATATCTGTAATTGCAACACCTAGTGTCTCAACTAACTTCTTAAACTTGCCGCCTAGTCTAGGAGCGGGTGCCCAACCAGTTGTGTAGTGACAATTAAAACAATGGAAACTTATTTTACTACCCGTTTGTATTACTCCGGCACGTTTACGTCTGTCGTTACACATAGGACAATTGAACGTAGTCCATCCGCCTGGAGTCTTGCCACTTTGCAAAGGCAAGTTATCCATTAGGAGTCGGTGTACTTGGTCAACTAGTTCATGATGATGCATAACAGTAATTATAACACCTAATATCTAAAAGTCAACTAGTTTCTGAGTAAAACTTGATCTAAAGTTCCTGAGGTTTGGTCAAATGTAACTCTGATCCAATTTGTGTTCACTGTGAAGTTAAACGGATCTACGCCACTTGTTGCTGTAACGTATGGAATTGCTGGATTACCAATATCACCTTGTGAGTTAATATCATACCAATCACTATCTTGTGTTGGTGCTGATTCTAATGCTGAGCCTTGTATTTTAACCGAGCCTACAAAGTTCGTCATGTAAAGTGCTATTGTGTGCCTGCTATGCCTAAAGTTCTTATCTTGGTTACCATACAACGAAGAGGTTGCAAAGGAATCTACACCATCCACACCAAGGCTTGCTGTTCGTGTAAACACAGCGGCTGTTTGGGTTGGACTAGGATCGTACTCTAAACTACTTTTAACTTCTAAATCAGTTACAATTCTGTCGTTCTGATTTGCATACAAGGGAGTCTGTGTTGCGCCTGAATCTGCACTTTCACTAATTGCTATTTGATATAATCCAGGTATTAAGTCTTGTATATCACCGAGGTTTAAATCTAGCCTTGCTTCACCTGTTGTTCCGCCGCCCACTAATGTTAACGGCTTAAAAATAACACGTTTGCTTGTATTAGGATTAATAACTGTAGCATATAGTGTCTTGGTGCTAAGATTCTGCTTAACCCTGTCTCTATTTCTTACATGAAAGTTTAATTGATTGTTCAATCCCTTATGTACTACTAATTTTGTCTGATTCATTGGTCTATTATCCACATATATACCGTCCGCACTAAGAACTAAATCTACGGTCTGGTATCCTAAGTTATATAATGTATGTGCGGTTCCGCTTGTCATTGTTCTTTACCATTATCTTTACTATATTTATCATATAGACACATAAATATCACGATGACTAAAGAACAAGAGCTACAAGATAAATTTCCATTTTTGACTGGTTTGCTCTTTAGCGAAAAAGAGTTTGTCGGCATCGTACAAAACCAAGATAAAGCTATCATTAGTTTTTACGATATTGAACGTTGCAGAACCGAAGGGCATAAGAAACTTATGCTTGAATACGGTGAGCTTTGGTGGTGGGAGTCAAACAGACAACTACCAATCGACATATTCTTATTCCAAGAGATGCAACAACTTCAGTACTGCTTGAGAACGTTTATTCTAAAAGAAACAGATGTTATATTTGGGCCTATTACAAGTATGCAGAATATCCTTAAGAAAAGAATAAAGCGAAGAAGTATTCAGTTGGTCAAGAAAACTATTTAAACCTTAGATACCAATAGATTCAATTGGACTATAATTACCAGTGCGTATCCTATCGCATGGCTTTTCTTAAAGAAATAACCATCAGTTTGTTCCCATACTTCGTTTTCAACGACTTCCCAACTGTTGCCTACTAAGTACCTTTTACCAGGTCTAATCATAGCAAGTATCATTGCCAGTTGTTCAACTGTTTGCGGTAAGTGTTGCTTGATAATGTCGTAATGATTACCTATGTGAAAAAGTTGCTTAACAATTTCTTCGTGCTGGAACAACTCCCACATAGGTTCTTGTGCCAATAGTTTATCCAAGTGTGCTTCGTCATTGATGTCTTTGTAAACACTATTGTTCAATACGTCTACTTTAAAGTATCCTAATTCCTCTGCTTCCTTATGGTCTATTGTACTAAATCCCTCTAACGGAAAACAAGGGATAGGCTGAAAGTAAACTCCGGTGTTGTGTTTTTCATATGATTGCTCACGTTTGATACTAGCAGGTATAGGATTAAAAAGTTCTAAGAACTTATCCCTATTAGCCATATCAATATCAACATCGAAATTTATTTTCATTTTCTACCTTTTATCTTGTTTAACATTAGTTGTATATTATACAACTCTTTGAGGGCATTGTCATCCTCTAAAGAATCTAATGCAGATAGCAATGCGTCTAGTTTTCGCAATCTATCCCCATCAAGCTCTTGTCCACCGACCTGAATTGAGCCTTTCCCATCGAAGCCATCATAGTACGACATTGTGTTTGCACTCGTGCCGTTGATAGTAATTGCACCAGTGTTATTAGTGGTGTATATGCTGTTTGTACCGCTAGTTAACGGGGGATTACCCGTAATTGTCACAGTTGATGCAGACGGTGTGTAGATGTGGGTTGGATTAGCCATATCCATTAATCTCCGAACTTGTAAATTACTTCAGTTTCTATTTTACTCTTAAACAGAGTAGTGTACTTAGTTTCTTCACTTTCGTACTTGGTCTTAAAGATCCAATTTCCTTTCTTTACCTTGTAACCCATCTCCATACTATGTCCGCCGGTCATAGGACCTGCTTCAATATACATGCCGTTAGCCATATACCCTAAACGCAAACTGTGTGTTTCAGCCTGAGACTTAGCGTCTTCGAATGGTAGCTCATGTGCGTATGCGACATAAGTTGTTGCTTTTGCATCAGTAGTAAAGAATGCTAACACTAGAATTATCGCTAGTGTTAGCAAGCCTAAATGAATCTTGCTTCTCTGTGTCATTCGGTCTTCCCCGAATACTCAGCCGCCATTGGGAATATATGTGTAATAGCGTCTGCTACTGCCCATGCTAACTCCATATGCTCTAACTGTGTGCCATTAGCACCACGTAATTCAATGTAATGTATCCAACTACGCAATGTGCCGTTAACGTACAGTCTGCTTAGTGTGTTTCCTTCCGGTAGTACTACTCTTGCCTGCTCTTTAGCAATACCGTTGCTTATAGCGTAATTGTATGCTTCTAAGGCGGTGTCAATTACCTTCTGTTGCAGGTCTGCCCATGCATGATTAAGCAATCCGTCATCTGTAGGAATACTGTTTTGACGATTCTTAGTATCTTGTAATCGTGCTTGTCTAATTTCAAACTCTAAATCCTTTGTAGGGTCTGCATAACGTTGACTAAACTCCTGGAAACTAAAACTTCTGTGTCTCAACAGTTGTCTAGCAATGTCTCTGGTTGTTTCTACTTCCATACAAACACTTACCATCTCTAATGGACTCCAGTGTTTGTGCTTAATAAGATACTTTACTAGTTTATCGTTTGTTGCAGTGTTATTCTGATTCTCTGGGTTGCTTACTCTTGCACAATAGGCGACCAAATCTAACAGATCCTGTGGCACTTCTGCTTTAGGGGTCTGGCTATAACTAATTATTTTCGTTTTCATATTTTTGCTTCCTTACAAGCCTGTTTAATTTCATTAACTTCTTCTTTATTTGCAGTAAACAGTTTCATCCAAAAAGGAGGTTCAATGACATCCTGTATCATCTTAACTTGTTCGCTGTTAAACCGTTCTAATAACTTATCACCTGATTCACTTAGGTATACTACCCAAGGACTTATTTTTGCACTCCGTAAATCATGTACTGCCCTATTAGGCGATACTTTAACAAAGTAATCTTGCCAAGGCTCGTTGTTTTCTTCGCCCCATCTTGCAAGATATATAACTGAACGTTCTAGTGCTTTTAGTCCAGGCTCTTTTCTAACATACAGTTTTAAATACTTGTCATACTCACTATCTGATGCCCACTTTTGTAACTTAACACCTGTCTTAATTAAATGCTCTGTGTACTTTACAGGATCTAACCACTCATTAACAGTACATGCTCTGCCGTACTTTACAAACGCTTCGTAATACTGACTTACAATAAAGTCCTCTATAGTTTTAGGCTTTGTTGCACTAGTGTTTATCTCATAAAATATCTGAAATGCTCTGTGTGCCAGTCTAATATGGCTCATATCCTTGTCTGCAAATCTACGTTTCTTTACACACATATGAACTGCCAGAGTAGTCTCTGACTTAAACGACTTTTTACACCATCTGCATTCCATTATTTTAATAGTTCCTTAACTTCTTTATCGTCCCAACCATGTGCTAGTGCTAGTTCTTTTAAATCGTTGTCATCGTTCAATGTTAAGAACAGTTGCACTTCGTCACCTTTTAAGTGTGGCAATACTGAATGCACAAACTCACTTCGTTTGTTCTTCTTCTTTCTGCTGTTGGGCGGTTTAATATAAGGATGATGTTGTATTTTACCACTGCCTGCCGCTGTTAACAACAACCACTGTAACTCAGGGTGCTTACTGACATCCGAAAACTTGTGGTTGACCAGTTCATTGACCATCCATATATAGTCAGGTGCTGTACTACCTTGTACACTACTTGCATACCTCATCATCATCCAAGGACTAAATGCTTTTTTTCTTTCAGCATCTAGACGGTTATACCAGCCACGGTCTTTTTTGTCAATGGCTTTCATAACTTCTTGTAAAGGTATTTGCGGTTTCTTTGCCATGCTACTTCTTCTTCCCTTTGTGAAGTTCTGCAATACGCTTCGTCTGTTCGGCTATTTGTTTCTCCTGATCCTTAATTTGTTTCTCTTGGAACTTTAACTTTTGTTCCTGGTGCTCTCTACTGTCCATCATCATTCTCCGTATAGGCTTGTATATAATAAGGTTCGCCGTTAGAAACTGTCTCATGCCATTCAGCATTTGCATTTTCATCGGCACTATCACTTATATATTTAAAACATCTAAAGTCTACCCCATGATACTGGCAAGCCTTAGCAATAGCATACGCCTCCATATCTACAACATCTGCAGGTAACTCTAAGTCAGGATTATCAACAAAGTTGTCGCCTGTACTGCATGTTAATCCTTCGTCTGGGTTGTCAAAACTAATTGTTATATAGTCTTCAAACGGGGTCATGCCTAAGTCAAATCCTAGTTCACAGCACCGCATGTCACGTTGAACAAAGTTACTAACTTCAACTAGGTCTTTACATGTAGGATTAATTCCGCCTGCTGTACCAAAGTTCCAAACTCTTGTTGGCTTGTGTTCTGTTATTAATGCTGATGCTCTTACGGCGGCATTAACTTTGCCTACACCCGTAAAGAACACGTTATCCCAACTCTGCATTTCAGGAGCTTCAGACTCCAATGCTATTAAAATAATGTCTTTAATACTATTCACCTTCAAATTCAATTAATGTATTTACACTATAACCGTGTTTCTCTATTATAGCACTTCCTTCTAAGCTGGGCAAGTCTATTACAGCCAATATTAAGATATTTTCTTTAGGCACATCAAAACATTCATGTACTAAGTCTGCACAGGCTATTGCTGTACCACCTGTTGCAATTAAATCATCTACAATAACAACTTTGTCATACTCGTTTATGTCAGTAACTTTTTGTATCTCTAAACTTGTACTACCATACTCTAAATCAAAATCACGTTTGTGTGTTGGGTTAGGTAACTTGCCAGGCTTACGAGCCATTATAAAAGGCAAGTCTAAATCTCTGGCAACTGGTGTGCCGAACACAAACCCTCTACTTTCGATGCCAACCACTTTAGTTGCGCCGAAGCTCATTGTTAACGATGTTAAGTCTAGTAGAGATTTATTAAATGCCGATGGATTTTCTATGAGGCTAGTTATGTCTCTAAACTGTATTCCAGGTATCGGGAAGTTTGGTACAGTTCTAATACAATCTTTTAAATCGATATTATAACTACTCATCTAATAA